ACCGCCCAATAAACCCAACTCCACCGTCCGCCATATCCAGTCTCCATCTGTGTCCAAAGACGGTGTGGCAGACACATCACGCTTCGGAAATCCTCGAAATCAATGGGGCCTGGGCGGCGCTTACGATCAGTGCCGCCTGCTTGGTGTTCTTGCGGGTGCTTGTCATTCGGCGTGCTCCCCTTCCTTGAAGGCGGCGTCGGTGATGCGCTTTAGCTGCTCGGCGTAGAACCCGAGCGTGCCGACGTGGCCCCAATGGACCTCGTCCGGGCTGGCTTCGAAGTGCTCGTCGCTCAGTGCCTGAAGGCGGGCGAGCATGGTGTCGATCTCGGCTTTCTTAGCGAGGAAAGCGTCGAGGGCAGCTGTTTTGTCTTTGCGGCGGTTCATGATCGGCCCCTCACTTGCTGTCGGCGATCAGGGCGAGGATCACGGCGGCCATCCCGCCGAGGAATTCGTTGCGGCGGAAAACGATCTCGTCGATGTGGCTCGCGTTGTTGATCGCGGCGTCGACCCGCAGGTCGTCAATCAAGTGGGGCATGATGCGGGCGGCTTCGGCGTTGTAGCGTTCGGCGATCGTCATGGTTTTGTCTCCGTGGCTGGTGCGTCGCGGGGTGCGTCGCTCTGTGTAATCACCATCGCTCTGTGGGCGCTTACAGTGTAGAGAAATCGCAGCAATAACATTGCTTTATAAGTAGAAACCCCAACTAAAAGGGGATCTCCGAAGGGGAGCCAATCGGAATGGGAATGTCGCGTCGGCAATACGCCGCGCACCGAGGTGTCAGCCACACCGCGGTGGGCAAGGCGATCGCGACAGGACGCATTTCACTCGAGGCTGACGGCACTATCAACCCGGCAAACGCAGACAAGCAGTGGGACGCTCAGACGGACCCGGCGAAGCAACGCGGGTCAAACTCCAGGGCGATGGGCACGACGACAGCTGCGGGAACTGCGCGCGCGACGACCAAGGCAGTGCCAAGATCTGCGATCGATTCGGTCAGCGAAGCTTTGCGCGAAGCTGGCGCTGATCCAGAGCCGACAGCGGGCGGCGGTGAAGTGTCGTTCCTCCGCGCGCGGATGGCCAACGAGGTGCTCAAGGCCCAGACCGCCAAGGTCAAGCTGGCCAAGATGAAGGGCGAACTGGTCGACCGAGCGCGCACCACAGCGGTGGTTTTCGACCTTGCGCGGCGAGAGCGGGACGCCTGGCAGAACTGGCCGCCCCGCGTGGCCGCAAATATGGCGGCCGAGCTCGGTGTTGATGCGCACAAAATGGAGCAGGTGTTGGATAAATACCTGCGCAAACATCTGGCCGATATGGCCGAGGTGAAACTTGAGCTCCGCTGATTTCGACGGCGCGGAGGAAGTCCGGCGCGCATGGTTGGCCGGGCTCGCTCCGGATCCCGCGCTGACGGTGTCAGAGTGGGCCGATCGGCACCGCATCCTGTCCTCGCGGGCGGCTTCCGAAGCCGGTCCCTACAGGACGGCACGCACGCCGTTCATGCGGGCGATCATGGACGCGCTTTCGCCATCGAGCCCGGCGCAGCGTGTGGTCTTCATGAAGGCGGCGCAGGTCGGGGCGACAGAGGCCGGAAACAACTGGATCGGCTTTGCGATGCACCGGGCACCGGGCCCTTTCCTTGCGGTGCAGCCGACAGTCGATCTGGCAAAGCGCCTGTCGCAGCAACGGATCGACCCGCTGATCGAGGAAAGCCCGGAGCTGCGCGAGCTGGTCATGCCTTCACGCTCGCGGGACAGCGGCAACACGATCTTGGGGAAGCGGTTCCCAGGCGGACAGCTGGTCCTGACGGGCGCGAACAGCGCGGTGGGCTTGCGCTCGATGCCAGCGCGCTGGGTGTTCCTGGACGAGGTGGATGCCTATCCGGGCGATCTCGACGGGGAAGGCGACCCGATCGCGCTCGCGGAGGCGCGGACGATCAGTTTTGGCCACAGGAGCAAGGTGTTTCTCGCCTCGACGCCCACGATCAAGGGCTTGTCTAGGATCGAGCGGGAGTACGAGATGAGCGATCAGCAGCGTTACCACGTGCCCTGCCCGCATTGTGGTGGCATGCAATGGCTGCAGTTCGAGCGCCTCCGCTGGGAGAAGGGCCAGCCGGAAACGGCGCGCTACATCTGCGAACACTGCGAAGAGCCCATCGCTGAGCGGCACAAGACCGCGATGATGGACGAGGCCAGCGGCGCATGTTGGATGCCAACGGCTGACGCGGAAACGATCGCGAACGCGAAGGCGGCTGGGGTGGTCGGATACCATATCAGCGGGCTTTATTCGCCGCTCGGCTGGCTCTCTTGGGAAGAAATCGCTCGAGGATGGGAGCAGGCGGTGGGCAATGATGCCGCTATGAAGACGCTGAAGAACACAGTTCTCGGCGAGACTTGGCAGGAAAAAGGCGAAGCGCCTGACTGGCAGCGGCTCTATGATCGCCGCGAGGACTGGCAGCTCGGCATGGCACCGGAAGGCGTGCTGGTTCTCACAGGCGGTGCGGACGTGCAGCGCGACCGCATCGAGATCGACGTTTGGGGCTGGGGCCGGAACCTGCGCTCTTGGCTGGTCGATCACATCGTTATCGAGGGCGACACGGCGCGGCCTGAAATCTGGGCCAAGCTGACGGAGTTTTTGAACACAACTTGGCCGCACGAGGGCGGCGCGAACATGGCGCTGGCCCGAATGGCGATCGACTCCGGTGACGGCGTGACGACTGACGCGGTCTATTCTTGGGTGCGCTCGGTTGGGCGCGGCCAGGTGATCGCGGTCAAGGGCGTGGCGGGCTTTGACCGATCGACGCCAGTTGACGGACCGACCTATGTCGAGACGACTGAAGGTGGCCGCAAACTCCGGCGCGGTGTTCAACTCTGGAAGGTCGCAGGCGCGGTCTTCAAGAGCGAGACCTATCGCTTCCTGCGCCTGAACGCGCCGACTGAAGAGGACATTGCCGCGGGATCAGAGTGGCCGACCGGTTATATCCACATCCCGAAGGGAACGCCCGCCGAATGGATGAAGCAGCTGACCGCCGAGCAACTGATGACCATCAAGACCCGCCAGGGCTTTCAGAAGCTTGAGTGGCAGAAGACGCGGGACCGCAACGAGGCGCTGGACTGTCGCGTCTACGCGCGCGCCTCCGCTTGGCTGATGGGGCTCGACCGCTGGGACGATCGACGCTGGGAACAGCTCGAAGAACAGATCAACACCGGCCGGGTGGATATCGCTGCAACAGCAGGCGTTCCGAACCGGCCGTCAACGAAGCAGCAGCCGCGCCGCTCGTCCGACTGGATGGGCTCGCGGGGCAGGAAATGGTTCTGAAATGGCTGGATTCACGCAGGCACAACTCGACGCGATCAAGCGGGCCTACGCCTCCGGCGTGACCGAGGTCAGCTACGACGGGAAAACCACGAAGTACCGGTCCCTGAACGAGATGAGGCAGATCATCGCCACGATCGAGGCTGATCTCGCGTCTCAGTCCGGCAAGAAACTGCCAATCGCTGGATTTGCCAGCTTCCGGAGGTCCTGATGGCCAAGCGCATTCCTCCTCCCTTGCGTTATGGCCTGATCGACAGAGCCGTCGCAGTGTTTTCGCCCGAAGCGGCGCTGCGACGGCTCTACGCTCGTGACGCGATCGAGCGAAAACGAGGATACGAATCCGCATCCAAGGGGCGCGGGACGGACGGCTGGCGGGCTTCTGGCAACTCCGCCGACAAGGAAATCGCGGGCGCTGGGCCCATCCTGCGCGACCGCATGCGCGATCTGGTCCGGAACAACCCCATGGCCGCCCAAGCTGTGCAGGTTCTGGTCAACAACATCGTCGGCACCGGGATCCGGCCACGCGCCGCCACCGGCGATAAGGCGCTGAACGAGCGTGTCGACGAGCTGTGGAATCGCTGGGCGCGCAATTGCGACCGCCACGGCCACACCGACTTCCACGGCCTGCTGAACCTCGCTGTGCGCGAGATGATCGAAGGCGGCGAGGTCTTCGCACTGGCCCGCCCGACGTCCATGCGCTCGTCGGGCGTGGTGCCGCTGCAGATCGAGCTGCGGGAAGCGGATCATCTGGACGCTGCGCGCATGGACAACCGGCCGGATGGCGTCCGGATCGACCAGGGGATTGAGTACGACCGGAACGGCAGGCGTTCCGCCTACTGGCTGTTTCCGGATCACCCGGGCGGCACGGTCACGGTCTTCGGTCGGCGCTTCGAGTCGGTCCGGATCCCGGCCGACCGCGTGGCACACCTCTTCGAGCGCCAGCGCGTCCAGTCCCGCGGCGTCCCGTGGGGCACGCCCGCCATGCGGCATATCCGTGATCTGGACGATTGGCAGACTGCCGAGCTGGTCCGCAAGAAGACGGAAGCCTGCCTCGTCGGCATCGTCTTCGGTGCCGAGGAAGCGGACCAGGGCATCGCGCCATCGGTCGAGGACGCCGAGGGCCATCGGATCGAGCAGTTCGAGCCGGGCCTGATCGCCTACGCCCGCAACGGGAAGGACATCAAGTTCAACCAGCCCACCTCGACGGGCGGCATCGGCGAGTGGTTGCGCGGCCAGCAGCATCTGATTTCGGCGGGCTTTCGTGTCCCCTACGCCCTGATGACCGGCGACATGAGCCAAGCAAACTTCTCGAGCACGCGCGCTGGGCTGAATGAGTTCCGCCGCATGATCGAGCAAATCCAGTGGCAGACCGTCATTCCGATGTTCTGCGAGCGCATCTGGGGCTGGTTCATCGAGTATGCCCAGGACGCGGGCCTGCTGCCGCGCGGCGCTGAAATCTTCGCAGAGTGGGGCCCGACCCGCTTCGAGAGCGTGAACCCGCTGCAGGACGTGCAGGCGGACCTGCTCGAGGTGCGCTCCGGCTTCGCCACGATCCCGCAGCAGATCGCGCGGCGCGGCTACGATCCGGAAGAGCTTCTGAAGGAAGCCGCCGACTTCAACGCGAAGATGGACGAGCTCGAACTCGTCTTTGACGCTGACCCTCGAAAGGTCACCAAGGCCGGTCTCGTTCAGACCGCCGATCCCAACGCCGCGCCCTCGCGCGAGCCCGCAACGGAGTAACCCACATGCCGAGAGACACCTTGGACCTGCCCCTCATCGGGCGGGAGGCGACGGTGCGCGCCGACACCATCAACGAGGCCGAGCGCACCATCGATATCATCTGGACGACTGGCGCCATGGTCCAGCGCGTGCGCTGGGAAGGATGGGACAACCGCGTCGAGTATGACGAAGAACTACTGGTCGATGGAAACTCGATCCGGCTCGACCGCCTCAACGACGGCGCGCCCTTCCTCGACAGCCACCAGACTTGGGGCGGTGTGGCCAATGTCCTCGGATCGGTCGTGCCGGGCTCCGTGCGCGTCGAGAACGGCCAAGGCACCGCGAAAATCCGCCTCACCAGCGCCGAGGACGCGGCACCCGCCATTCAGCGCATCCTCGAGCGCACCATCAACAAGGTCTCGGTGGGCTACCGCGTGCACCGCTACGAGATCACCAAGAAGGACGGCGCCCGCGAGCTGTGGCGCGCCGTCGATTGGGAACCCTTTGAGATTTCGGCGGTCGCAATGCCCGCCGATCCCGGCGCGACAATCCGCTCGGAGCAATCTGGACGAGAGACCCGCAACCCCTGCGTCATCACCCGGCGCGATACCCTTGCCGCACAGGCGGCTTCTGGAAAGGAGGCAGTGATGCCCAAAGACAACCCCAATGCGGCCGGTGATGAAACGACGGCCGTCCGCACCGACACGGGCCAGCAGACCCGCGCCGCCCAAACCGCCGCGTCGCCCGCCGCCGCGCAAGCGCCGGTGATCGGCGCCGATGCGATCCGCGCCGAAGAGCGCACCCGCTCGGCCGAGATCGGCACGCTCTGCTCCCGGCACGGCCTGGACGCCACCTTCCGCGATCAGCTGATCCGTGACGGCGTTTCGCTCGATCAGGCCCGCTCGCAAATCCTCGACAAGCTGGTCGAGACCGATCCGGCTGGCCGCACCGCCGAGCTGGCACCCGCGCAGGCGCGCGGCACCGGCGAGCGCGAGGTGCAGTACCGCGACGCCATGACCGAGGCGCTGATGCACCGCCACAACCCCGGTCGGCACGAGATGACCGCGAACGGGCGGGAATTCCGTGGCCTGTCGCTGATCGAGATGGCTCGCCACGCCCTCGACCGCGCTGGTGTCAGCACGCGCGGCATGTCAAAGATGGAACTGGCTGGTCTTGCCTTCCAGGCGCGCGCCTCGGTCGGCTACCACTCGACCAGCGACTTCCCCGCGATCCTCGCGAACGTCGCGAACAAGACGCTGCGCGCGGCCTACGACGGCACCCCGCGCACGTTCGGCGCCTGGGCGCGGCGCGCGACGATCACCGACTTCAAGCCGGTGCAGCGCACGCAGCTGGGCGGTGCGCCCGACCTCGAGAAGGTGCTCGAATCCGGTGAGTTCCAGTACGGGACCATCGGCGAGGCCAAAGAGGTCTACGCGCTGGCGACCTATGGCCGGATCGTCTCGATCACGCGCCAGACGCTGATCAACGACGACCTGGACGCCTTCACCCGCGTCCCGGCTGCGTTCGGTGCTTCGGCGGCCGATCTGGAATCGGACATCGTCTATGCGATCCTGATGCAGAACCCGGCGATGGCTGACACGGTGGCGCTGTTCCACGCCGACCACGGCAACCTCGGCACCGCTTCGGTGATCGGTGAAACCTCGCTGTCGGAAGCCTACCGCAAGTTCGCGCAGCAGACTGGGATCGAGGGTCGCAAGATCAGCATCCTGCCGCAGTACATCATCGTGCCGCCAGGTCAGCGCTCGGTCGAGGCCCGCAAGCAGATCACTGCAACCACGCCCTCGAGCACCGCCGATGTGAACCCGTACGCGGGCCGCATGCAGGTGATCGAGGAACCGCGCCTCATCCCGGCGTCCGGTCAGGACCCATGGTTCCTCGCCGCCGATCCGTCGCGCATCGACACGGTCGAATACGCGTACCTCGACGGCCAGGAAGGCGTCTTCACCGAAACCCGGATGGGCTTCGAGGTCGACGGCATGGAGATCAAGGCGCGGCACGACTTCGCCGCAAAGGCGATCGACTGGCGCGGCCTGTTCAAGAACGCGGGCGCTGCTCCGGCATGAGCCTGAACTGACGCCGGGCCCACCACCGGGCCCGGCTCCCACCTCACACTCAGCGGGAGAAACCCCATGAAGAACTTTGTAGCGGCGGGCGATACGCTCACCATCACTGCCGGTGCCGACATTGCGTCGGGCGCCGGTGTCCTCGTCGGCAGCCTGTTCGGCGTGGCGGCCGGTGCGATCGCCAACGGCGCGCAGGGCGTCATCAATCTGGCCGGTGTCTATGATCTGCCCAAGCCAGGATCGCAGGCCTGGACCGTGGGCGCGCTGGTATACTGGACCGGCACCGCCTGCACCACGACCGCCAGCACGAACAAGTTGATCGGCGTGGCAGTGGCTGCTGTCGGCTCGGGCGCTGGCGAGACCACCGGTCGCGTGCGCCTAAACGGCGCGGGCGTGACGGCCTGATCATGAACGCCTTCGCCGCCTCCATCGACCTCCTGTTTGAGGACCCGAACATGGCTGTCGACGCTCTCTACCGGGCGGGCGGCGAAGGCTCCGGCGTGCCCGTGCGCGTGATCCGGAAAGCACCGGACCAGCTGGCCAACTTCGGCGACAGCCGGTTCGTGACGGATACACTGACCCTCGACCTGCGCGTCTCGGAAGTGCCGAGCCTCTCCAAGGGCGACACAATCGAGATCGCCAGCGAGGTCTTCGAGGTGCGCTCGGAGCCGGTACGTGACCGCGAGCGCCTGGTCTGGTCGGCCGAGGGGCGCCAACTGTGAGGATGGACCTCAACATCATCGGCGATATCGCCGAGCAGATGCGCGAGGTCACCGCCGATGGCGAGCGCGCCGTTTCCCGCGCCATGGCGGAGGCCGGAACAGGTCTCAAGAACGACTGGCGCGGACAAATCCTCGGCGCCGGGCTGGGCACGCGCCTCGCCCGCACCATCCGCTCGGCGGTCTATCCCAAGGGCATGGACTCGCTGAACGCGGCGACGATGGTCTGGACAAACGCGCCGGAGCCTATCGGCGCTTTCGAGCGGGGCGCACTGATCCGGTCCAAGAACGGCTTCTATCTCGCGATCCCCACGCCCGCGGCTGGTGCCAAGGGTGTCGGAAACAAGCGGATCACGCCGGGCGGCTGGGAACAGCGGACCGGCCTGCGGCTGCGGTTTGTATATCGCCGCGGCGCGCCGAGCCTCTTGGTCGCGGAATCGCGCCTAAACACCAAGGGCCGCGCGGTGGCCTCCCGGTCCAAGACCGGGCGCGGCGTCGCGACGGTTCCGATCTTCATCCTTGTGCCGCAGGTCAATCTGCGCAGGCGGCTCGACCTCGCCCGTGATGGCGAATCCTGGGCGAGCCGTCTGCCGGGCCTGATCGTCTCGAACTGGAAGGAAGGCACCTGATGCCCAGCAAGAGCGAAGCCGTTCTTCAGGCGCTCAACGCGGCGCTCGCTGCGACACTTCCTACCGGGGCCAAGCTGCTGCGCAATGCGGTGCTGCCTGAGCGCATCCCCGCCGCGGGCGTGATGGTCCTGCGCGACGGAAACCCGGGCACGCCGGAGGCACTCATGTCGCCGCCCCTCTACGTCTACGAGCACCGCGCCGAGGTCGACGTGGTGGTCGAGGGCCAAGAGGCTGCGCGCGAGGCCGCGTTCGACGCTCTGAAGCTGGCCATCCACGCGGCCATCAATGCGGACCGCACGCTGGGCGGCCTATGCGACTACGCCATCGGGGAAGCACCTGCCCCGATCAATCTGGCCATTGAGGGAGCCGAAGGCTTCAAGGCCGCGACCATTCCGGTCGTCCTCACTTACGGGACCGCTGATCCCCTTCTCTGAACCACGAAAGGAACACAGGACATGGCACGCGCACAAGGAGCGCGGGCGCAGATGGCGCTCGCCTACGAATCCGTCTACGGCACGCCGCCTGCGAGCGGCTATTTCAAGATGCCCTTCGCCAGCTCGACGCTTGGCGCGGAGCAACCACTGCTCGAGTCAGAGCTTCTCGGCTATGGCCGGGATCCGCTCGCGCCGATCAAGGACGCGCTGACCGCCGATGGCGATGTGGTCGTCCCGATTGACGCGAACGGCTTTGGCTACTGGCTGAAGGCGGCGTTCGGTGATCCGACCACGACCGGCGCGGAGGCTCCCTACACCCATGAGTTCCGCTCGGGCGGCTGGACCCTTCCGAGCCTCGCAATCGAGATCGGCATGCCCGAGGTGCCGCGCTTCGCGATGTACGCGGGCTGCGTGGTGGACCAACTGTCCTGGCAGATGCAGCGCTCTGGCCTGCTGACCGCCTCCGTGAGCCTCGTGGCGCAGGGCGAAACCCCGGCAACCACCACGGGCGGGGGCACGCCTGCCGATATCAGCCTGCTGCGCTTCGGGCACTTCAATGGCTCGATCAAGCGTGAAGGCGTGGCGCTGGGCAACGTGGTCTCGACCCAGATCACCTATGCCAACAACCTTGATCGCATCGAGACGATCCGGGCGGACGGCAAGATCGATGGTGCCGACCCCTCGATGGCGGCGCTCAGCGGCAGCATGGAGGTGCGCTTCGCTGACACCACCCTCATGACCCAAGCGATCGATGGCACTGACTGCGAGCTTGAGTTCGCATACAGCCTCGCGAGCGGCGAAAGCCTGACTTTCACCGTGCACTCTGTCTATCTGCCGCGCCCGCGCGTCGAGATCGGCGGGCCGCAGGGCGTGCAGGCAACATTCGACTGGCAGGCGGCAAAGGACGCGGTCATCGGCCGCATGTGCACCGTCAAGCTCATCAACGATGTGGCGGACTACTGATCATGCTCAAGCTTGACCTCTCAAATGCGCCGCGCTGGCTTGATCTCGCCCCTGGCGTGCGGGTGCGAATGCTCCCGCTCACCACTGCACTGATGGTGACGACCCGAAACGATCCCACCATCGAGGCCCTTCCCGAGGGCGCGACGAACGAGGACCGCGCCCTGGTCTTCGCCAAGGCTCTGGCGCGGCGCGCCGTGCTGGAATGGGAAGGCGTCGGCGACGAGGACGGCGAGACGCTCGACCTCTCTCCGGAAGGCATCGACGCCCTGCTCAATATCTGGCCGATCTTCGAGGCATTCCAGGAGGGCTACGTCGCAAAGGCGTTGATTCTGGAACAGGAAAAAAACGTCTCCGCGCTCTCGCTGACTGGCACTTCAGCGGGGGCGACCGGTACTGCGAAGCCTGCCAAGGCCCGTGCCCGGAGTGCCCGGCGCGATTGAACAGGCCATGGACGTTCGAGGGCGTGCAGGTCTGGGACCTCGTCGGGCGCCTCGGCGGCCAGCTGCGGGCAACGCAGCAGACAATCCTCGGCTGGGACATGGGAGCCGCGCTGGCGATGGCGCGGGCGCTGGGCGTGAACGGCCTCGCGGCGATGGAGATGCTGCCCGAAATCGAGGCGGTGATGGTGAAACGAGTCAACGAACGGATCGGAGGGCAGAATGAGTGAAAAGCGCGTGTTCGTGCGGCTCGCGGCCGTGGGCGGACGACAGGTCAAGGCGGAGCTGCAGGGCGTCGGGGAAGCGGGCGGCCGTGGTATGCGCCGCCTCTCGACCGAGGTCGACGCAGCCAACGTACGCCTTGCGGCCTTCACCCGCCGCGCGCGCATTTTCGCGGCGGCTGCTGGCGCTGCTGTTGCAGCTGCCGGTGTCGCCCTTGTCCGCTCCGGGCTGCAGACCGTCGATGCGCAGGCGAAGCTGGCGCAGTCGCTTGGCACGACTGTCGAAAGCCTGCAGGTCCTCGAGCGCGCGGGCGAGCTTGCTGGCGTCTCCATGTCCGGGATCGAGCAGGCCACCAAGGACATGACCCGGCGCCTCAGCCAAGCCGCAGCGTCTGGTGGGCCCGCTGCGGCCGCGCTAGACCGGCTGAACCTCTCGGCCGAAACCCTCATGGGCATGCCGCTCGATCAGCGGATCGCGGCGGTGTCCGCTGCCATGACGGAGTTCGTGCCGGAGGCCGAGCGCGCCGCCGTGGCAGGGCAAATCTTCGGCGAGGAAGGCTCGATCGCCATGTCGCGGATCGACACCGCGACCCTGCGCCAAGCCACGCAAGACGTGCGGGACTTCGGCGTCGTCGTCTCGGAGCAGGACGCCGACCAGATCGAGCGCACGAACGACGCAATCTCGCGCCTCGGTCTGATCTGGCGCGGCATCTCGAACCAGCTGGCGGTGGCTGCGGCACCCGCGCTCGAGGCTGTCGCGGAGGCCATGGCGGCCATGGCGCGCACCACTGGGCCACTGGGCATGGCCATTCAGGGCCTGTTCGCAAACCTCGGTCGGCTGACGACATACGCCACCACATTTGCTGCCTTCCTCGCTGGCCGCTGGGTGGCTGGGCTCGCTGTTGCGGCGCTGTCGGTGAAAGGCCTCGCCACTACGCTGGTGATTCTGCGCGGCGCGCTGATCCGAACCGGGATCGGGGCGCTGATCGTCGGCGCGGGCGAACTGGTCTATCAGTTCACGCGCCTTGTTGCCGGTGCGGGCGGCTTCGGCAACGCCATGAGCCTGCTGAAGGACGTGGCGGTCGAGGTCTGGAACCGTGTGTCGCTGAGCGCAAGCGCAGCTTGGGCGCGCGTAGAATCCGGATGGGCCGGAGCGCAGGCGGTGATCTACGATGGCCTGCAGGGCGCGACCGACGCGGTGGTGGACTGGGGCAACAGCGCGGTCGGGACGTTCCAAGGTGCGTTTGACGCGGTCAAGGCGATCTGGGGCAGTCTGCCCGCTGCAATCGGCGACTTTGCTTTTCAAGCTGCGAACAGCCTGATCAGTGGGATCGAGTGGATGCTGAACGGCGTCGTGACCCAGATCAACAATTTCCTAAGCGGGCTGAACAGCGCGCTGTCCTCGCTGCCAGACTGGATGCAGCCTGAAGGTGGACTGAGCCTGGGCCTGTTGGACCCCATTGAGCTCGGCAGGGCTGAAAATCCGTTTGCGGGCGCAGCCACAGCAGCAGGCAATGCAGCTGGTGAAGCCTTCAGCGCCGCAATGGGTCGAACCTACGTCGACTCGCCGAACCTCTTCGGTGGCATGGCGGATGACGCGCGCGGGCGGGCCTCCGGCTATTCAGAGGCTGCGGGTATGCTGTCGGATGCGGCCTCGCGCCCCATGACCGCGTGGCAGGCGCTCAAGGACGCGGTCTCCAACACTGGCGAGGAAGGTGCTGACGCGCTCGAAAGCGCCGCGGACTCCGCCGACCGCTTCAACGGCGCGCTTGAGGACACCGAGGAACAGGCAGGCCGCGCGGGTGGAGCAGCAAAGCAGGCGGGCGCAGATGCGGCTGAGGGTGCCGAGACTGCCGCCACCGGCTGGCAGAAGGTCGCGGACACGCTGGCGGAATACTACGAGCGCTCCCGCGATATTGCTGGGGATATCGGCAACGCCTTGGTGGGCGCTTTCCAGAGCGCCGAGGACGCCATCGGCAACTTCGTGAAAACCGGCAAGCTCGACTTCCTTGATCTGGTCACCTCGCTGCTGGCTGATCTCGCGAAGCTGGGCGCGCGCAAATTCATCCTCGGGCCCATCGCCAACGCCCTCGGCGGCGCGCTAGGCGGGCTCGGCGGCATCTTCGCGGGCATCTTCCACTCTGGCGGCATGGTCGGTGGCGCTGCCTCCTCCCGCATGGTTCCTGCGATGGCCTTCGCCAACGCACCCCGGATGCACGAGGGTGGCTGGGCCGGCCTGAAATCGGACGAGGTCCCGGCGATCCTGCAGCGGGGCGAGCGCGTGCTCTCCCGGCGTGAGGCACGGGGCTACGGCGGCGGCGGTGGCGGTGGCGTCACGGTCAACATCAACGCGCGCGACGTCGAGAGCTTCCGTCAGAGCCGCACACAGGTCGCGGCCGATATCGCCCGCGCGGTCTCCATGGGCCGGAGGGGCATGTAATGGCGTTTCATGAGGTTCGGTTTCCGGATAACATCAGCCGGGGCGCTCGGGGCGGGCCGCAGCGGCGCACGCAGATCGTGGAGCTGGCGTCCGGGCGCGAAGAGCGGAACGCCTCTTGGGCCGACTCTCGTCGCCGCTACGATGTCTCCTACGGCATTCGCCGCGCTGACGATCTGCACGCCGTGGTCGAGTTCTTTGAGGCGCGTCTCGGGAGGCTCTACGGGTTCCGCTTCAAGGACTGGGCCGACTATAAGAGCGGTCTGCCTTCCCGAGCACCGGACGCACGCGATCAGTTGCTCGGGACAGGTGACGGCTCCCAGCGACACTTCCGGCTCCGAAAGTGGTACGGAACGGACGCGCTGGGCTGGTGGCGCGCGATCAGAAAGCCGGTGGCCGGAACGGTGCGCGTCGCGCTGAGCGAGGTCGAGCAATTTTCCGGATGGTCGGTCGACGCCGCCACCGGAATTCTCAGCTTTGAAACTGCCCCGGATGTCGGCGCTGCCGTTTGCGCAGGTTTCGAATTCGACGTGCCGGTTCGCTTCGACAGCGACCTGATGGACGTCACACTGGATATCGAGCGCCTCGGATCGATCACCTCCATCCCCCTCATTGAACTGCGCAAGCCCGACGCGCCGTTCCCCATTTCCTGACAGGAGTATCCCGATGCCCGCCACCACCACCCGCCAGATCAGCGGTGTTCTTCTGCGTCCCGATGCTGTGCCTTTTGCCAATGTCTCGCTGACGATCTTTCGCGATCCCCGCGCAGCGGTAGGCCAAGGAGGCGCGATCGTCGTGGACCAGGTTCTCACCACCCAGACTGGTCCGGGCGGCGAGGTAAGCATGGCGCTGCTGCCGGGCAAGTATCTGGGGCAGGTGCGCCTAAGCGATGCGGATCGCTACTTCCAGTTCGCAGTCCCGGATACCTCTGGCCCGTTCCTGATCGGCGATCTACTGACCATTACCGAGGTAAGTGGCGGTGTGTTCATGACGCTGCAGGACTTGGCGATCTTGGCGCGCGCATGGGCGGAAAATCCTGAAGACGATCCAGTCCTGATCGATCCGGATCAGTTTTCGGCGAAGCACCACGCGACGAAATCGGCCGCGAGCGCAGGCGCGTCCGCGTCGAGCGCGGGGCTTGCAAACAGCGAAGCCAATCGCGCAGAAGTCGCGCGCGACGACGCGCAGGGCGTTCTGCCCGACCGCCTGCGCCGCGATGTGGCCGCGCTGCTGGCCGACACCACGCTGACCTATGCCGCTGGTCAGCCAGGTACGGTCACGGCTGTTGACATTGTGCGCACGCGGGCAGACGGGTTCTCTTATCAAGTCGCTGCATCTGGGGCCACGGATCACCACGTCGCTACTGTGGGCGGAGTGAAGCTGTATGTAATGCCTGCCTCGGATGGAGCCTATCACACCAGAGCCTTCGGCTCGGTTGGCGGAACCGACGAAAGCGCGATCTTCGACAAGGCGGTCCTCGCTGCGGCAGGCAGAACGCTTGTCATCTCCAAAGGCGGCGCTGAATTGATCGGTGATCGGATCATCCCTGCGGCGAACACCACGGTTATTTTCGAACCGGGCGTAATCTACAACGTCAAGACTGGCGGGACCCGGGCGATACAAATCCAGCAGGCCAACATCCACGTTTGGGGCTACGGCGCACAGATCAAAATGGATGGAAGCCAGAACAGCCACGGCGTCTATTTCAACTCGGGCGGGACGAACATCGCGCGCGACTGCTCGGTGCGGGGCCTTCATGTCACTGGCTCCGGTAACAGCGGAGATGACTGTTTCTACATCGGCGGCGATCCGGCGAACAACATCCTTTCGCAAAACATCGCGATCATCGACTGCAAGGGCGAGGGCATTGGCGCAGGTACGCGCAACATCGTGTCAGTCGTGGCGTGTGACAGCTACCTGATCGAAGGCTGCGAGTTCTGGAACGCGTTTGGCTCAGTCGGCGCAGGCATCGATCTTGAAGCCAACCTTTATATGGCAGACGGCACGTCCGCAGTGAAGCGTGGGATCATCCGCCGCAACCGCATCCACAGCAACAAGAGCGGCATCGTGCTAGTATTCTTCGATGACGTGCTGATTGAAGAAAATGAAGTCTACGGCAATGACGGTGACGGCATTGGTTCGGCGGCGGGCGGCACTCAATTTGACGACAGCGTGTTCCGCACTGGTGATCGCCTCGGGGTGATCTCGATTGATCCGGCCACGGGGTGGATCACCGTCGAGGACATCAACAAATTGACTGATGACCTCGGCATTGAGGTCGGCACTGTTATTCGTAGCCTGACACGGGCGGGATCGTCTTGGCCAACGGAAATTACCACGAATTACTGGATCATCAATGAGATTTCGGCGGATCAGTTCTCGTTCCGCATTGGTCCTGCTTACCTTTATGGGACCCTGACCACTTTTTCGTCAGCTGGTTCGGGAACACTAAGCAAAGATCCTCTCGTCTCCGGGCTGCACTGTTATGTCTATCGGGAGGGCAACAACTCGAACGTCACGATCAGCCGAAACAAACTCTACGACAATGCGCTTGTCGCGCCTGCGGCCGTCACGCAACTGAAATTGGCACAGGGTGTGAATTGGCGGATTATGGCGAACTGGATCATCGCAGACGAAGCTGGCGTTGGCATTTCATACGGAAAGGGCGTTCAGGTTTTCCGGAACCGCATCGAGGCGAAGGCGCGGCAGGTAGTATCCTACAGAGCTATGACCATCGGCGTATGCTCAGAAGTCGAAACCAGAAAAAACCGCATGGTCGGCTTTTCTGGCGACGGATTCCGCATAAGCGGATCGAATGCGATATGTGCGGACGACGAGGTCATTAACTGCGGCTACGTCTTCAATACGGCGATGCAAGTGGATGCCGGATCACAGATGTTCCTGTCTCCGATCATCAGGAACGACGACGCCTTCCCCTGCATTAACGGTTTGTTTCTGACCAGCACCACATCGCGCTGCATTGTGCAGAACGCACGGTGCAAGGGGGCCGGAAACAGCAACGCGAACAGCATCATTAACAGCGGCACGAAGAACCGCGTGATCGACAGCATCATGTGGGACGGAACCTTTTATGGGGAATTGCTGACGGCTTGGAATCCTACGTCAATTGCGAACGGGGCCAGCATCACGCAGCCGTTCGCATTTACGGGTGTTCGCCCAGGTGATTTCGTCGTCGCGTCTCTTGAGAACAACACCGTCGGTCTCGCTGCCTCGGCCAGCGCGTACAATAACGGCGTCAGGGTCACTCTGACCAATAACACTGGAGCGGCAGTCGATTTGGCGGAGACCAATCTGCGAATTAAATTGATGACCGCGAATTAACACAGGCTTAAAAGTATAGGGGCATCATAGTGAAAACTATCAATAGCGTGCTGCAGGCGGAACTTCTTGACGGCACGACGACGCTCGCTTGGTGCTGGCGCATCAGTCGCGCCGACGGTGACGTCTACGGTTTTACCGACCACGACCGCCAGCTCACCTTCGATGGCACGACCTTTGAGCCGGAAAGCGGCCTTGTCGCATCCGAGGTGCGCTCCGGCTCGGACCTGTCGGTAGACGCGCAGGATGCTGAGGGCGTGCTGTCCTCCGACCGGATCACCGAAACCGATATCCTTGACGGCCGCTGGGACAACGCGGTCGTCGAGGTCTGGCGCGTGAACTGGCAGGACACATCGCAGCGCGTGCTGATGCGGCGCGGGGCCATCGGGCAGATCAGGCGCGGGCGGCTGGCGTTCGTGGCCGAGGTCCGCAGCATGGCGCATGTGCTCGGCCAGACGGTCGGGCGCACTTTCCAGGCGACCTGCGACGCAGCGCTGGGCGACGCGCGCTGCGGAATCAATCTTGAGTCCCCAACCTTCAAGGGCACCGGATCGGTGACGGACCTGCTGCGCGACCGCGCGTTCCTCGCCTCCGGCATCGGCTCCTTCGCCGACGGCTGGTTCTCGAGCGGCACGGTCGAGTGGACGTCCGGAGCGAACGATGGACGTCTGGCGGAGATCATGCTGCACGAGGTGTCGAGCGGCATCGTGACCGTGACTTTGCTCGAGGCACCGGTGCGGTCGATCGCTGCGGACGACGCCTTCGTGATCCGCGCGGGCTGCGACAAGCGCGCGGAGACCTGCCGGACCAAGTTTGCCAACATGGTGAACTTCCGCGGCTTCCCGCACATCCCCGGCCAAGACGCCATCATCCGCTATGCCACCAAGGACGGTGGGCACGAGGGCAACGTTCTATGACCACCTCAACTCGACGCAGCGCACCGCGCCCGGCTGATCCGGACGCGGTGGTGGCGGCCGCGCGCGCATGGCTTGGCACGCCCTATCACGACCAGGCGAGCCTGAAGGGCGTGGGCTGCGATTGCCTCGGTCTCGCGCGGGGCGTCTGGCGCGAAGTGGTGGGCGCGGAGCCGGTGCCGGTGCCGCCTTACAGCCGCGACTGGGGCGAGACCGGGCGACGCGAGGTGCTTTTCGAAGGCGCGGCGCAAGCCATGATCCGGATCCCGGTCGAAAGCGCCGGGCCTGGCGACATGATCCTTTTCCGGATGCGACGCGGCGCGATCGTAAAACATGTCGGGATCCTCACCGAGCCTGACCGCTTTCTGCACTCCTACGACCGCCTCGGCGTGATCGAGGAACCGCTCACCGATGCGTGGCGGAGGCGGATCGCCTTCGCCTTCCGTTTTCCGCGCCCGAAGCGCGTCCGCAGAAAGAATCCCTAAAGCATGGCCACTCTTGTCCTTGGCGCTGTGGGCACCGCCCTCGGCGGCGCCTTCATTTCCGGCTCCTTCCTCGGGCTGACCGGTGCCGCCATCGGCGGGCTTATCGGTTCCTCGATCGGCTCGGTGGTGGACAGCTGGATCGTGTCGTCGCTGATGCCAGGGCAGCGGATGGAGGGCGCGCGGCTGGACAGCCTGCGGATTACGTCCTCGACGGAGGGCGCGATCCTGCCGCGGCTTTATGGGCGCATGCGGATGGGCGGAAACGTGATCTGGGCCACCGATTTTCGCGAGGAAACCCGCACGACCAGCCAAGGTGGCGGAAAGGGCGGCGGCGGCGGAAAGGTCACCACGACGGAGTATCTTTACTTCGCCAGCTTTGCGGTCGCGATCTGCGAAGGCCCGATCAGCGGAATCGGTCGCATCTGGGCTGATGGCAAGCCCATGGACATGGAGGGCGTGGTCTGGCGCTGGTACGCAGGCGACGAGGATCAACTGCCCGACACCTTCATCAACGCCAAGATGGGCGCGGCCGCAACGCCAGCCTATCGCGGCACCGCCTACGTTGTGTTCGAGGAACTTGCGCTCGAGAAGTTCGGCAACCGCCTGCCGCAGCTCTCGTTCGAGGTGTTCCGTCCGCTCGCGGATCCCGACACTGCCGAGGGCCTCACGAAGGCGGTGACGATCATCCCGGCTTCGGGCGAGTTCAGCTACGCGACGCAGATCGTCCGGAAAAGCGAGGGCTCGACCACCACGGCGGAGAACGCGAACGCTCTGGCCAACACGGCGGACTTCGTGGTCGCGATGGATCGCCTTCAGGCGCAGGCACCAGCAGTCGAGAGCGCTTCCCTCGTCGTCGCATGGTTTGGGGACGACCTGCGCGCCGGAAGCTGCAAGGTGCGCCCAGGCGTCGAGGTGGCCAGCAAGAGCACGACGCCCGCCTGGTCGGTCAACGGCGTGGCCCGTGCGAGCGCCTACCTTGTGAGCCGGGACAGCGAGAACCGCCCTGTCTACGGCGGCACGCCGAGCGACCTTTCGGTGGTGCAGTCCATTCAGGAGGTGAAGGCGCGCGGGCTGCGCGTCACATTCTATCCCTTCATCCTGATGGACGTGCCCTCAGGCAACACGCTGCCGAACCCCTATAGCAACAACGCCGCGAGCGCTGGGCAACCGGCGTTCCCTTGGCGCGGCCGGATCACCTGCAGCCCGGCTGCGGGCTTCGCAGGGACGGTCGACAAGACCGCCACAGCGGCGTCACAGGTGGCGGCGCTCTTCGGCACGGCCACACCCGCCAACTTCTCGGTCTCGGGCACCACGGTCACGTTCACCGGATCGGCCAGCGAATGGAGCCTGCGGCGGATGATCCTGCACTACGCACACCTCTGCGCGGCGGCCGGTGGCGTCGACGCCTTCATCATCGGCTCGGAGATGCGCGGCCTGACGCAGGTCCGCTCAGCAGCCGGGACCTATCCGAGCGTCCAGCAATTGCGCGACATTGCGGCCGACGTCCGTTCGATCCTGGGCGCTGGCACGAAGATCAGCTACGCCGCCGACTGGTCGGAGTATTTCGGCCACCATCCGGACGATGGCAGTGGCGATGTGTATTTCCACCTCGATCCGCTCTGGGCGGACGCGAACATCAACTTCGTCGGCATCGACAATTACATGCCGCTGTCTGACTGGCGCGACGGTTTTGAGCACCTAGACGCCCGGGACTGGCCGGTGATCTATGATCGCGGCTACCTGCAGTCGAACATCGAGGGCGGCGAGGGCTTCGACTGGTTCTATGCCAGCACCGCCGACCGGGCCGAGCAGGACCGCACCGCGATCACTGACGGCGCGGCGGGCAAGCCGTGGGTCTTCCGCAACAAGGACCTGCGGAGCTGGTGGAGCAACCAGCACTTCAACCGGCCGGGCGGCGTCGAGAGCGGCACGCCCACCGCGTGGGTGCCGCAATCCAAACCCTTCTGGTTCACCGAGTTCGGATGCCCCGCCGTCGATCGCGGCACCAACCAGCCCAACGTGTTCTTCGATCCCAAATTCTCCGAAAGCCGTGTGCCGCATTTCTCACGCGGCTGGCGCGACGATTCCATCCAGCGCGCCTACCTCGAGGCGACGCTCCAGCATTGGGGCAAGCCTGCGAACAACCCGGTGTCGAGCGTTTACGGCGGCCGCATGATCCGGATCCGGGAATGCGCAGCTTGGACCTGGGACGCGCGCCCCTATCCGTTCTTTCCGGAGCTGCAGGACGTCTGGACCGATGGGGCCAACTGGCGCCTCGGTCACTGGCTGACGGGGCGGCTGGGTGCTGTCTCGCTGCAGGCGCTGGTGCGCGCCCTCTGCCTGCGCGCTGGAATGCCCGAGGAACGCATCGACGTCAGCGGTCTCTGGGGCGCGGTCGAGGGCTATGTGATCAGCGCGCTGGAATCGCCCCGAACCTCAATCACGACGCTTGCCCGGCACTTCGGCTTCGACGCGATCGAGAGCGAGGGCATGATCCGTTTCCTGATGCGCGGGCGCGCGCCAGTCGTGACGATCTCCCCTGACGACATGGTGGCGGCGCAGAGCGATAACGGAGAGGTCCTTGAACTGACCCGAGGGCAAGAGACCGAGCTGCCGCAAGCCCTGAAATGGCAGATGGCGCGTTCGGACGAGGACTATGACTCGGCACTGGTCGAGGCGCGCAGGATCACGGTGGAGGCGTCCCGCGTGAGCGCGGAGGCGTTCCCGATGGCTTTGCCACCAGAAGAGGCGGAGCGACGCTGCCGTCGCGCGCTGATGGAGGCATGGGTGGGCCGCGAGAGCGCCGCCTTCCGCCTTCCTCCGTCACGACTGGCCATCGATCCCGGCGACGTCCTGCGGCTGGATCACGACAATCGCCTGATCGAGCTGCGCGTCGTCTCGGTGGCCGATAGCGACTCGCGTGCAATGGAGACGCTCTTTCAGGACCGCGTCGTCTACGATCTGCCGCCCGGCCAACCGCGCGCCACCTCCCTGTCGCGTCCCGTCGTCTTCGGCGGGACGGAGGTGGTGTTCCTCGACGTGCCGCAGCTGAGCGAGCAGGAGACCGACCACCAGCCTTTGATCGCAGCCTTCGCTCGTCCCTGGCCGGGGAACGTCGCTGTGTGGCGCAGCTACTCGGTCGAGGGCTTCGAGGTCTTCCAGACCTTCGGAACCCGCGCGCGTCTCGGAACACTCGTCGCGGACCTCGCGGCTGGGCCCACCTCGCGCTTTGACATGGCAAACGCGCTGGTGGTCGATCTTCGGATTGGCAGCCTCGAGAGCGTGACAGACCTCGCCCTGTTCGGCGGCGCGAACGCGCTCGCTGTCGAGAGCGCGCCTGGCGTCTGGGAAATCGTGCAGGCCAGCAGCGCGGAGTTGGTGGCAACAGGCCGCTATCGCCTCACCCGCCTCCTGCGCGGGCAGCGCGGCACAGAGCACGCAGTCGCGGCCAACGTGGCCACCGGCGCGCGTGTCGTCGTTCTGGACGAAGCACTGGCCCGGATGCCGCTTGCTCAGGCGGACCTCGGCCTGCCATGGAACTGGCGCATCGGCCCGGCCTCGCTGCCGTTTACGGACGACAGCTACGTCGCGGCGGCATTCACACCCACAGGCGTCGGCCTGCGCCCTTTCTCGGTCGGGCATGTCGAGCAGCCTTGGCTGCGCGGGCGGACGCCGGGCGATCTGACCATCCGCTGGACACGCCGCGACCGATCTCTTGTCAGCGACAGCTGGGCAGCCGTCGAGGTGCCCATATCCGAGTCAAGCGAGGCCTATGAGGTCGACATCCTCGACGGGGCAACCGTCAAGCGAACCTTGACCGTTGCCACCACGAGCGCGGTCTACACAGCTGCCCAGCAGACGGCGGATTGGGGATCCACGCTGGGGCCCGGCGACACCCTTGATGTTCGCATCGCGCAGCTTTCCTCGCTCGTCGGGCGCGGTGCCACACGGACGGTAACTCTGAACTTCTAAAGGACACCCCATGGCCGACACATCCACGAACCTGCTGCTGCCATTCATCCTGGCGGCGCAGGCCCAGAAGCATGTCACCCACAACGAAGCGCTTCGGTTGCTCGACGGGCTCATCCAGATATCGGTCCTCGACCGCAACCTCGCGACCCCGCCCGGCTCACCAGCCGAGGGCGCGCGCTACATCGTGGCCACCGGCGCGACCGGTGCGTGGTCGGGCTGGACCGGCGACATCGCGCTGCGGTCCGACGGCGCATGGGTGCGCCTGCCAGCCCGCACCGGCTGGGTGGTCTGGGTGCAGGATGAGGCGCGCGTGGTCGTGCGGATTGGTGCCACTTGGACGCCGCTGGACGAGGCCATGGGCCTTCTTGCCCAGGCAGGCAGCGTCGACGTCGCGCTGGGCGCGCTGGGCGGCACCACCGGCATGGCGGTCCTCGAGCAGACCCTCTCCAGCCTTTCCGGTGCCTCGGTGACCTCCACTATTAAAATCCCGGACCGATCCATCGCGCTCGGCGTCTCGACGCGGACCGTGACCACCATCACCGGCGCGACCTCCTACGACTGCGGGATTTCAGGCGAGACGAACAAGTTCGGCGGCTCGCTCGGCGTCGCTGCTGCAAGCACGAACGTTGGCGTGGTCGGACCGCAGGCGTTCTATGCCGACACGCCCATCGTGCTCACCGCGCAGGGTGGTAATTTCACGGGAGGCTCGGTCCGCATTGCCATCCATTACCTTACGCTGGGAGTGCCAAACTGATGCGCGGGGAAACCCAAATTGAAGAGCAGAAAAAAGGAGCAGGCAAATATGCCGAATTGGGAAACGATACAGGCGGTCTGGCCACTGCTCCTGGGCTTGGCCGGTCTGTGGGCGAGAATTGAAGTGGCTCTCTCGAAGGCCTCCGCGCAGAGCAAACAGAACGAGCGCGAGATCGCCAAGCTCGAGGTGAAGGTCGAGGCGCAGGCCGCCTCGGCAGCACAGCAAGCCGTGCAGCTGGGTCGCATCGAGGAAAGCCTGCTCGGCATCGGCAGGACCCTCGAGCGCCTCGACCGGAAGTTGACCGACCGCTGACTGTGCATCAGCGCACGATCAAGACCCGATCAAGAAAGTCACCACCCGCCCTCGCAGGCGGGTTTTTTTATGCCCGGAAGGAGCCAGCCATGGCCCGAGACAACTTCACCGCCTGCATGGCGGAAATCTTCGCCCACGAGGGCGGCTACGTCGATCACCCGAAGGACCCGGGCGGTGCCACGAACATGGGCATCACCATCGGGACGCTGCGCGACTGGCGCGGCGGGCCGGTGACCAAGGACGACGTCCGGAGCCTGACCAAGCGGGAAGCGGAGACGATCTACCGCGCGCGCTATTGGAACCCTGTGCGCGGCGACGACCTCCGCCAAGGCGTCGATCTTGTCGCCCTCGATCCCGCCGTGAACAGCGGCGTCAGGCGCGGCGTTCAATGGCTGCAGCGCGCGGTGGGCGCCACCGCCGACGGCAAGATGGGACCGGCGACGCTGGCGGCCGCTAACGACGCCACGCCTGTCGACGCCATCAAGCGCGCCTGCGCGGTCCGCATGGGCTTCCTGCGCGGCCTGCGCACCTGGAGCACCTTCGGGCGCGGCTGGTCTGCACGGGTGGCGCGCGTCGAGGCTGTGGCGCTGCGAATGACTGCGGAAAGTATCGGGGCGCAGGCACGTCCTGTCCTGATTGAGGAAAAGGACCGCGCCACCCAGCAGGCGAAGCGCGAAGCCCAAACCGCCAGTGGAACTGCGGCGGCAGGCGGCGGTGGCATCACCTTCGCCGACATTCCGGAGTGGGCCCTGATCGGAGGCGGGATCCTGCTGGCCCTCGCAATCATCAACATGATCGGCCGCAGGCGCCACGATCTGGCGCGGGCGGCGGCAATGCAGCAGGTCGCAGAGGAGGCCAAACCATGATGAGTGAACTGCAACCGTTAATCCGGATCGCTCTTTATATCGGAGCAGGCTATTTGGCAAAGGCAGGCTTGCCCCCCGAACTTGTCCACTTGATCAGCAATGATCCCGGCATGATCGATTTGATCGGCCAGGCGGCGGCAGGATTGGTCGCCCTGGTCGGACTGGTCTGGTGGCGGATCGCCAAGCGTATGCGGTGGACGACGTGAGCTGGATCCTACGCCTTCTCACCGGAGGCATCGTTGAGAAGTTCACCGAACCCCTCCTCGAGGCGCACCGCCTGCGACTGGCCGCCCAGAACGACAGCGAGCGCCTGACGGCCGAGAAGCAGATCGCCAGCCTCGAGGTGGCGCGGGATATCGCGGTGGCAGAGCAGTCGGATCGGTGGAGCGCCACCCGCATCGGGCGGCTGCTGATCGTGGTGCCCTTCGGCGTCTGGTGGACCGCCGTCTTCGCAGTCTCGATCCTGAATCCGCTTTTCGGCTGGACGCTCACCATCGACGACATTCCCTCCCGCTTCTGGGATATCGCGGCGATTCTAATTCCTGCAGTGATCCTCGGCGACGCTGGCGCGCTGGTGGCCCGGCGATGTTCACGGTGACGGCTGCTCCGATTGTCGTAGCATCCTAGGACGGCCAGAGCTTCACGATTGTGCGGTCAAGTTGGTCGAGAATGTATGCAATCGACGAATTGCCTCGTCAGCTGCAATTCTAACGGCAGCTGCGGGATCGCAAAAAAGGTGCTTATGCGAAGTTCTATGCGCCAACGGTGCGTACTTTAGAGGAATTTGCACGCAAAGTTCTTTGAGCAACTCAGCATCCATTCGTCTTCCACAGCCCCTCGGTTAATCCCGGGGGCTTTTTTCGTTTGGAATCAAGGCGTCTTGGGTTTGCGTGCGCTGTTCGGCAAAAATATTGAGTCAGCGTTGAGTCAGACAAAAACACTTAAAGCCCGACTGATTAAGTCGGGCTTTAAGTCTTTGATATCGTGTAGTATTTTGGTTGCGGGAGTAGGATTTGAACCTACGACCTTCAGGTTATGAGCCCTAACTCCTTGTTTTTAAACAATCTTTATTTTTCAATTATTTACCGGCAACCGTTTGATATCTCGCAACTTTGGCTCTTGATCTTGATTGCGCTTGAGTGCGTTGAAACAGCGTAAGCAGGCTCCGGCATGTGATCAGTTGGTTGACGTATTGTTGACGTGGATTGCGACGATCATAATCGCAATAATCGCTTCCGAACAAGCCAAAAACCGCAGAGCGCTTTCCAAAGTGCACGGATAAAGAAGGCCTGTCAGCCGTGAGTAAGTTCGCTGGCCAAAGGGCACTCTTTCATCGCGGGGGCGCGCCTTGCGGAATAATCCCATCCCTTCTTTCGCCGGTTTATTCCTGAATTCCGGCGCACTGGGCGTGGTTGAACTTGATAGAGGCGCGAATCTACGCCTGTTAGCAACTTCAACAAGGGAGTTCAGATGCCTACAAAATTGAAAATAAACGAAAAACTAGTTCGCGGCGCGACGCCAAAAGTGGGGCGCGACTATCAGATATTCGACAGCGACATCGCGGGCTTCGCGATCAGGATCTATCGTTCTGGCAGTCGCGCGTTCACTATGGACTACCGCATCAACGGACGGCAGCGCCGATACCGGATTGGGCCGTGGCCGGAATGGACAGTTGCCGCGGCTCGTGAACGCGCCAAAGAGCTGCGCCGCCAGATTGATGCAGATATAGACCCCCACAGTGCACGGGATCAGCAGCGCACGGCCCCCACGGTGAGCGACATGGTTGATCGCTACATCGAAGAGCATTTGCCACGCTTGGCACCGCGCTCACAGGCAGACCAGATCTCGATGATGCGCAAGATGGTCGAACCGGCTTGGGGAACGCGGCTGGTGACAGAAATTTCCAAGCGCGATGTCGCGCTTCTACTCGACGAGGTGGCCAAGGGCCGTGCGCGGCCGCACAAGAAAAAACCAAACAATCGTGCGCGCAAGTTGCAGGGCGCAAAGCCCACACCGATCCGCGCCAATCGTTTGGGGCAAGTCTTGCGCAAGATGTTCAACCTTGCGATCGAATGGGAATGGCGAAGGGATAATCCGGCGCAGAAATTCCATCAACGCACAGAAAACAGTCGAGAACGCTTTTTGAGCTTAGAGGAGATCGAACGCCTTGCAGCTGCGCTGGATTGTGCCGAAGATCAACGGGGCTCTGCGATCATTCGCATGTGCATGTTGACGGGTTCGCGCGTCGGCGAGGTGCGCACAGCGCGGTTTGAGGATTTTAACCTCGAGTTTGGCAGCTGGTCCAAACCTGCGGCGACTACCAAGCAGCGCAAAATTCACCGCATCCCGATTTCTAACGATGCAGCCAAGTTGGTCCGGCAACAGCGCCTGATCGTGCCCAAGGGCTGCCCATGGCTATTTCCCGGAGACACACCGGGCCAGCCAGTGCAGGAAATCCGCCGTTTCTGGATCAGGATGCAGAAGGAGGCGCAAATCGAGGGCGTCCGCATCCACGACCTGCGCCACACGTTTGCCTCGCTCCTCGTGAGCGGCGGGGCGTCGCTTGAAATGATTGGTCGACTACTTGGGCACACGCAGATGACCACCACGCAGCGCTATGCCCATCTGATGGACACCCCACTGAGAGAGGGCGTCAATGCGGTGGCAAGTATCTTTAGCGCGCGCCCAAAACTTGTGCATTCAAGCGATAAGACGCCGAGGACTGCGTGATCGCAGCCCTCGGTTTCATTTTTCAGAGCCGGTCGTGCAGCCGCCACCAAATCGGCGCGTAGCGCTTCCGAACCGTGCTGACCTCCGGCACCATGCCATCAGCGCTGTTCACGGTGAACCAATCGAGGATCAGCTTCAAGAAGTCGTCCTGCTTGTCCGGTAAACCGTTTTCGGAAATATCGATCATTACATCCACCAGCATGGTTTCCCATTCGTATGCTGCAGGGCGCCCCTGGCCAGAATTCCCACCGGTCTTTTTCCGGGTGGATCGCGTGCCGATGCCCAGTAAGTCATTGACCTGCTCAAAATCGCTGACTTCTTCAGCGTCCAGCATCAGATCACGCAGCCGGACCTCGATTCCGCCTGCGGGGTCCGTCACATACACCGGGTCCAACGCACCCGTCGGCAGGATGCGAATGACCGCACAAGACAAGTGTATTGGATGATCCGGGTGAAACAGCCGGGCCACGTCCTCCGCCCGCACGCGGACAATCCCACTCGCGCGCTCAATCCCGCATTGCACGGGCGCGATCGGGACCATGAGGTTAAGCCGCCCTGCGAGCGCCCAGCCCGTAATCTCGGGCAGGCTGCGCCCCCAACGAATCGGCAACTCGGTCAAATAGAAAAATGCCCTCGAAATCTTTGGCATGTCAGTTTCCTTTTTCTCCGCAACGCCGGTGCGCTCGGCAATTCCGGCCACTGCGGTATCAGCGTGCCGGATCGCAGAATGCGGCTCCGGCCCGATGCCGGAAGCCGTCGGGCACAGCGGCACGGCCCTGCGGTCAGTGACCCTTTGGGAAGTGCGTGAAGTCCCTAATAATATTTCCGGATCGAACCCCAACCATCTGTTCCCGCGCGAGAAAATCACGACTGACGTTTGCTCTATCACTGGTGGTCATTCAAAATAGCGGCAAAATCCAAACCAATGTGCACAACGGGCTGACCGCAATGCCCAACGGCGCACAGCAAGGACACACGCCTCAGGCAACATAAGGCCCGTGCCGACCTGTCGGTTTAACTGTGTCCAGGGATTGATTCTGCCTACTCAGGTCAAATGAGCCGTCGCTGTAGCACCCTAAAAGCTATGTAAGTCATTGATTCTCAATAACCGGAATAAGTCCCGGCGTATTTATTCCGGTTTATTCCTAAATTCCGGTGGGACGCGTCTGCTTTCTTCGCGGCGTCCGGGGGCTGTCCTCGGATGTTGCAAGGAGATGCACATGTCTGACCTCGAATTGGACAGCACAATGGGCGGTGTTGGCACCCGGCCCATGCTGTCGGAATGGATGAGCCGCGCGGAACTCGCCGCTGAACTGGACCTGACCCCAGAAACACTTTGTCGCTGGACCGCCCGGCGCATTGGCCCTGCGCCGACCCAAGTCGGGCGCAAGGTGCTCTACCGACGCGACACCGTGCGTGCTTGGCTTCTGGCGCAGGAGCAGGATCGCAATGCCTCATCCCGGTGCGCAGGAAAAAACCCTCGGGGGCGGCGATGAGCGTGCCCCACCCTTTTCGCAAGCGCAGCCAGCGCGCTGAACGCGATGAAGCCCGCCAGGACTGGATCGATGAGCGTCGGCGCGAAGCCCGAATTGTTGTGGCCGACGTCGTGCATCATTCCGACCACTTGCTGCGCATGGCGTGCAAGGTTTTGGTCCAGCACGGAGAGACGCCAGAGGAGCGCGAGGACGCGCGCATCCTGCTCTTGATCGTTGATGCCAAAGCGCCCGGTCGTGACGAGCGCCTCCGGCCAGAACCGGAGGACCGTCGATGAAGCGGCGTGGTACTCCCGAGGCTGATCTGCAGCGCGCTGTCGTCGTGGCTTTGCGCTTCGCTTTGCCCAAAGGTGCGATAATCCAACACTGCGTCAATGAGGTCACCGAAGCAGGCCCGCGCGGTGCCAAGCGCCAAGCGATTCTAGTCGGCATGGGCGTTCATCCCGGCTTTGCCGATCTGGTGATCCTTTGTGACGGGCGCGTGCTGTTTTTGGAGCTGAAATCGCTCAAGGGCAAGCTTAGCCCAGCGCAGGAGGCGTTTCGCGACGCTGTGCTGGCGCAGGGCTTTGGTTGGGCCTTGGTACGCTCGCTTGATAACGCGCTGGGCGCGCTGGCCGATCATGGGTTCACTTCGCGCATCGCTGCCCATGTTGGGAGGGCAGCACCATGAGCCATGAAGCCACCAATTGGGCAATCAAGCAGCGCGGTTTAAAACCGACCACCAAAATCGTGCTCTGGCATCTCTGCGATCGATTCAATCCGGATTATGGCTGCTTTCCCTCACAGGTGCGGCTGGCCGATGATTGCGAGATCAGCCGATCAACTTTGAATGAACATCTCGGACAGCTGGAGGCCACAGGCTTGTTGCGCCGTGTCCCCCGCATTGACCCGGTGACCAAACGCCAGATGCAAACCCGCTACATCTTGGGGTTCGAGCCGGGCTTCACACCTGCTGATGTGGCTCCATGTCCGGAAACCGGACACGGGAATGCGCCCATCGGCTTTGACGCAGAAATGGCCGCTAGAATAGACCCCGATGTTCCCATTTCGGGTGAGCCGTGTCCAGAATTCGGACACGGAATTGATGCGGAAGCCGTGTCCGGATTTTGCCCCGACCCGTGTCCGGAAAATGACCAAAGCCGTGTCCGGAATCCGGACACTAACCTTGTAAGGGAACCTTTAAGTAAACCAGTAAAGGAGGAGGAGGACGCGCAGACGCGAGATTCAAGTTTTGAGATTTTCTTTGGCAAACTGCTCGGGGCGCTGGGCTTTGCTGCCGATGCCAGCCTTCCGGCCTGGTGGCAGGGCGAGCCCGCGCGGTTGCACATTCGTCGCTGGAGCGAGGACCTCGGATTGTCCGAGGATCGGATCATCCAGATCGCAGCTGAGACGAGGCAGGATCATCCTGTCCCACCAGATGGGCCCAAGGCGCTGGATCGGTTCATGGAACGCGCAGCCCAGCGCGATGCCCAGATGGCGGCAGCTGGCCGGACGCAGAAAGCCAAGCGCAGCCGCAAGGGCCAAGGAAAGCCACCGCCTAACCCGGATGAGCTGGCCACGTTTTATGCTGCCAAGGTCAACTCCGACGAATATCTGCCCGCCAGCATGATCAGCAACGCCATGTGCGCAGCCATGCTGGAGCGGGGGCTGGTGACCACCGAGCGGCTGCGCGCCCGAGGCGCGCTATGAGTAGGTTTGATCGCAGGCTCCATGGGCAGACAAGCAGGCGCGCTCCCGAAACAGGACAGCAATCGCACGCCAAGCAGGGCCGAGCCAAGCGCGTGATGAGCGTGCAGCAGGCGCTGGAATGGGCCTTCGGCAAGGAACAGGCGCAACTGGAGCTTCCAGAGCCACCGGACCCCGAGCGTGGGCAAGGGGTTGGCTTTGGTCTCGAATACGTCCTGATGCAACGCGCGGCGCTGGGCTGCAAAGTAGACGGTGGACAGCACAAGATCGGCAGCTGCACCCACGAGGATGCTGAGGTGATCGCTGCCACAGTGGCAGGCATGCCTGACAGCCTTGGCGGGATCCGCATGGCGATCCGCGTCGCAGAGCTCGCGCGCGCTGGGCTGACCCCGGACTGGATGCCAGGCGCTGTGCCGCGCTGTGTGCCGGTCGACATAAAGCGGAACCGGCATGGTGATCGCGCTGTCAGCGTTGTTGTTGGAACCGAGCGCATTCTGGTCAAAGGGAAATGGCGGACGGTCGACATTCGGGCCTGTCCTGTGACCTGGCGGCCCCATCCGGAACAGATAGCCTCCGCTCGATGCGGCTATGAGGATTGGTGGGTCGCGCTGAATTGGGTGCGGGATGGCTTGGTGACGGGCGGGATGCTGCGGGAGGTAAAGGTGACTGAAACGATGCCAAAAGCCCTGCCTTGGGTACAGCTGGCCGATCGCCGACGCGATCCTTGATTAAACCTCAGCTTTTATGGGATTGACGGGGTACTGCATGATCTTGAATGACCGCGACGCCTTCGAAGCGAGCCTTGACAGAGCGAAGTCAGCAGCGGAATACCAACCAGCCTGCACGATTTGTGCTTCATGGCGGGGAATGACTGGGGGGAACAAAAGAGCAAGTCGCTCTAGACCGGATTTACTTCGCCAAACGGTCACGATTTGTAATCTGCCTTGTTGAAATGCGCAAAATCCTCACTGCCACTTCAAACGTCAATCCCAGTACGTACTTAAGGAATAGTACTGGAAGATAGATTAAATAGGCTTTGCTGAAGCTAATTTTTCTTGCCGTTGCTTGTAAAAACGCATGATTGGTCTTTCTAACAGCATGTAATATGCAACGCCAAATGCGCCACATAAAATCGCCGAAAGCGCAAGAGCGATTATCCAACCCAAGTCAGTGGAGCCCAAGATGCGTGACGTAAACGACAGAAGGGGATTATGGGTGAGATAAATCGCGTAAGATGCTGCCCCACCAAACACAAGCCAACGAGGAACAACAAAAAAACCTGCCACTTCAAGTTTACATAGAAATGGCAATAATGATGCAATAGAAAAGCCAATTAACCAGCTTTCACTTCGATTGGCACCCAGCAGTAAGAAACTCAAGAGAAACGCAGTTGCCACAATGATCGACCAAGCTGCTGGGATTGAGCGATTAGATAAAAAGAGAGACGCAGCAGCGACACCTGCTATGAACTCAAGGAACGTCTGATTAACGGCTTCGGCTGCGCCAAGATGGTTGCCTGATCGGCTCGGCCGCCGCGAGACGGGCTTTTTGTGGCTGGTCTGGTGCTTTCAGGCCCGCCGTTGAGGAGGTCTGGCGGTTTTCGGGCAGACTCGTCCTCATGCCATCAGCCTCCTTCGCACCAGGAACAGGTTGCCGAGTGCGAACAGCGTGAAGAGTTGGGCGCGGTTTTTGGCCAAGCCGCGGTAGCGGGTCTTAACATGGCCAAACTGACGCTTGATCACCCGGAACGGATGCTCAACCTTAGCCCTAACCATCGCGATGGTCCGGTTGATGCGCGCGTCGAGGGGATGCAGTGGGCTACCCTTCGGCGCCTTGCGCATGACACCCCAGATCTTGCCCGGCGCCTTGAACGCTTCTTCGCGCTCGGCGCTGACATAGCCCTTGTCCGCCCAGACAGAGGTTTCATCACCATGCAGCAGTTCGTCCCATACCTGGCTGTCGTGCAGCTTCGCCGTCGAGGTCTCGAGGCTGTGGGTCACGCCGCTGTCCACATCCACGCCGATGTGTGCTTTCATGCCGAAATACCAGTCGTTGCCCTTCTTCGTGGATGACATCTCGGGATCGCGCGCCCTGGCCTTGTTCTTCGTCGAGGACGGCGCGTCGATGATGGTCGCATCGACCAAGGTCCCCGAGCGCAGGGTGATCCCCTTGTCGGCAAGGTGCGCGTTCACGTCCGCGAAGATCGCCTCGGTCAGGCCATGACGCTCCAGCAGGTGGCGGAAGTTGAGGATCGTGGTCTCGTCGGGGATGCGGTCGTCGCCCAGTTCGATCCCCGCGAACCGTCGCATCGCCTCGCTGTCATAGAGCGTCTCTTCGGCCATCGGGTCGCTCAGCGCATACCAGTTCTGGAGGAAATACACCCGCAGCATAGTCTCCAGCGGCATCGGCGGGCGCCCTCCCTTCAGCCCGGTCTTCGGGTAATGTGGCGTGATCAGCGCTAGCAGACGACCCCAGGGCACCGCCGCATCCATCTCCGCCAGGAACCGCTCCCGCCGCGTAACCTTCTTCTTCATCGCATCGCGAAGACCGGGAAAGGCGGGCTGTTTCGGCATCGGAAGGGCTCCTCGTTGCATTGCCGAAGTCTATCAGATCAGGAGAAAATCGGGAGGTTTTTCAGACGTTCCTCAAAATTTATTGGAGCAAACACCATCCTCAGCAGTGGAAATTCCGGCGCCCCAAAAATATAAAAGGCGACGATCCCCAAGGCCCATAATAACAGTCCAATCACAATTTTGTTCGAGAAGAAGAGTACTGCATACAAAAGATAAAAAACAAGTTCATGTTGTAAGGTCCATGCCACACTGAGTGCGGGTGGCAGCTCCGTTGGAAACAACGTAAGTGTGGAAACCCAACTCCACTCCCGGCCACTATCGCTTAAAGACGGAAGCAAAGTGTAAGCCAACGCGAGGGCAACACCAATTGGCCAGTAAGGCAAAAGTATTCTGCCAAGGCGATCAATCGCAAACTGCGTCGCTGGCCTCGGTTTTAGATTCATTGTGAAATGGATTATGAATCCTGATAAAACAAAAAAGAAGTCAACTCCAAGATATCCGTATTCCAGCACGGCCTGCGCAAGTTTTGGTGGCGTTTCTACGAAGGCAGTTACGCTGATGACAGCATGGTGGAACACGACCGCCATAGCAGCCAGAAAGCGTCCAGCTTGGAGCGTATTTATCATTTATTACCCCTGCTGTGACAGCATCGACTACGTAACGTAGTTTTGTCTAATCCGACATTTCCCAAGCGGCATTCGGTTTGTCGGCAACAAAGCTTGACTGGGCCAATTGATCAAGTGTTTTTCGCCCTGAGCGGTGTCTTTGGTCGCGCAGACGGGTGGAAGCGCGCATAGCCTTCGGGAGGTTGAGAGCATGCCAGAGCGATCAGCTTTGCGTCCTTCTCCCTATCAAAAATCCTCGGTCGCGGTGTTCAGCGCGTCTTGCGTACAAGAGCAGCCTCAAGCCCCTCTGAAACAGAACTGGCTGATTGGCTTCGCGACCGGCTCTTGTAGCCCAGATAGTCGCGAGCGATAGGATGGTCACGTTCGGTCATGGCATGCAGCCGTCACGCCCTTGAAACGGAGAGGAGCATACTCCCCCCTCCCATGGTTCCTCCCGGGCTCTATTCGTATACGGGGGGGCGCAGCGCGCCATTTCGCTAGCGCGTGGCTTTTTCACCGGGGAATCCACTTGGAAGCCACCTTGGCCAGCAGCGAAATTAAAATGATTATATTACAGAGGTTTGGGAGTATGAAGCTGGCTCTCAAGGTGGATTCTTGAGTGGTTTAGTCAAGAATCCACCTTGGCCAAAACCTAGCCAGTCTGGCCAGTGTTGGAAGCCAGCCCAGCGGTAGCGTGTTTTGGGCTTTGTAGAACCCGCTGATTCAAAACAAAAATCAGATTGACTTTTCTAGCCCCCTTGACGTACCCCTTGATCATCGAAGATTTGCGCCCGGAGGATATACCTCGCGGGCGTTTTTGTTTTTCTCACATCGCGGACCCGATCCTGTCGCTGGCAATGTTGCCCGCGTGTATCGGCATGTCCGCTCTGCCCCAAACGAGAACCGCCCCATGGACCTTGTCTTCGCACCAAGCGAGATCGAGACGTGGCCGATTGATCGGCTGCGGCCCTACGCCCACAACGCCAAAATCCACGGTGACGATCAGGTGGCCAAGATCGCCGCAAGCATGGCGAAGTTCGGCTGGACCGTACCCTGCATGGTGGCGGACGATGGTGAGTTGATTGCGGGCCACGGCCGGATACTAGCTGCCACGATGCTGGGGCTGACAGACGTGCCGGTGATCCGGCTTGGGCATCTCGACGAAGCGGAACGCCGCGCCTACCGCATCGCCGACAACAAATTAACCGAGATGGGGGAATGGGACGAGGCCATCCTGCGCGACGAGATTGCAGGGCTGCTGGCTGAGGATTTCGACCTGTCGCTGCTCGGGATTACTGACGAAGATCTGGATGCGCTGCTGCGCGATCCAGATGCGCTGGGCGGCGACGGGCCAGTTGAGGGCGAAGACGACATTCCCGAACCACCGGTCACGCCGGTATCGGTGGCGGGCGATCTGTGGAAGCTGGGGTCGCACCGGCTGATCTGCGGCGACAGCACGTCCGCTGACGTGGTCGGTCGGCTGCTGGGTAATGTGAAGCCGCTGCTGATGGTCACCGATCCGCCCTATGGCGTGGAGTACGATCCCTCTTGGCGCAATCAGGCGGGTGCAGCCAAGACCAAGCGCACTGGCAAGGTACTGAATGATGACCGCGCTGACTGGCGCGAGGCTTGGTCGCTGTTCCCTGGTGAAGTCGCCTATGTTTGGCACGGTGCACTACATGCGGGAGAGGTGGCCGAGAGCTTGGTGGCGTCGGGCTTCAACATCCGGTCGCAGATCATCTGGGCAAAGGACCGGCTGGTGCTGAGCCGTGGCGATTATCACTGGCAGCATGAACCTTGTTGGTATGCAGTGAAGAAGACCGGCAAGGGCCACTGGGCGGGCGATCGCAAACAGACGACGCTCTGGCAGATCGCAAACAAGGATCAGGATGCGGACACCGTCCACGGCACCCAAAAGCCGGTGGAATGCATGCGACGCCCGATCCTGAACAACTCAAGCCCCGGTCAGGCCGTGTTTGAACCCTTCATGGGGTCCGGCACCACGCTGATTGCGGCCGAGACCACAGGGCGGGTGTGTTACGGGATCGAGTTGAACCCGGCCTATGTCGATGTAGCAATCGAGCGCTGGCAGGCCTTTACTGGCAAAGAGGCTGTTTTGGCAGAAAGTGGAGAGACCTTCGGGGCACTCAAATCGCATCGGCTGACCGCGTGATGCAGTCTCGCCGCCGATCACTGATAGAGGCCATCACCAATGTCGCGGTGGGCTATGTGCTGGCCATCGTCACGCAGATCATTGTGTTCCCATGGTTCGGCTTGCACCCAAGCCTTGATGACAATCTTGCCCTGGGTTTGGTTTTCACCTCAATATCGTTAATCCGTGGCTATGCCCTGCGCAGGCTGTTCGCTGGGATCGATCGCCAATAAAAAAAGGACCAGCCTAAGCTGGTCCAGAGTTGGGAAAAATTGCGGCGAGCAGGCCGCAACTTAGGAAGGTTAACAGGCGATAACCCCTCGACTTTTATCCGCTGTCAGTTTTCGATTTGCAAGACTGCATCAACATATCGACAGGAGCGGCCTGTTAAGCCCATCATATTGATTACCGGATGTGATAAACTCGACCGCGCAGCTCGTCAGAAGTCGTGGAGACCTCAAAGCCGAGCTTCTTTTTTAACCCGCCCGAGATCATGCCTCTGGCAGAATGTGCAGCCC